ACCACCAAATTATTTACCAAAAAATTTCTTTCTCAACAAATCATTGATAAATCGTGACTTGTTGGGCAATGCGTTGAGGAAAGGCAGCAGGTCGTTGTCTATCTGTATGCCAACTAGTTTGACCGTTGCGCCTGCACCCTTCTTCGTTCTCTTGATGTTTCTTCTATTATTCTCCATATCCGTGATTTTTTACTGGTTCTCCATTTACTCGCAAAAGGTTGCGCTGCTCGATCCTGCACTTCTTCGAGTACTTGCGTGGAGTGCCATCCTTCTTGCAGGTCTTGCCTTTATATACCAGGCAAGGCAAGGAGTTGTATTCGTAACCTCTATGTGAAATAATCCAATCTTCAACCCTTATCGTATCGCAGTTGTCGCTGATATAATCGCCAACCTTAACTGGGCTGTGCTCCGTAGCAAATTTCCTTGCCAGCATTACTCTTTCCTTCTCTGCCTTCACCCTGATTTCGTGCAGGGCTTTTCTGTACTCTTGTTCTGTCATTGTCTTCTGTCTTTTTTAAATTGCCT